CATCCAGAAAGGTAGATTTTCATATGCAGTTTTCAATTTTTGTATTAGTTTTTTAGATGAATTTCTTTTATTAGCAAAAATTGCAACAGAATAATTATCATTAAAAATGAGTTGATGTAAAATATATGCAATAACTGTCAAACTTTTTCCGTATTGACGTGCCATCATCACACAAGTAAAACGATTTTTATAGAAGGTTCTAATCATTTTTTCTTGATATGACCACGGATCAAAATTTATTAAACCTTTATCTAAACTAACAATTTTTACCCATTTTCTAGTAAAATATATAGGATCAGTTGCACATCTAGCTAATTCTAATACTTGGTCGTCGGTGAAAGTTAATGGAACTCCTTCAGCCTTGAGCCTTTTATTGTTCAAATAAAATTGTTTTTTGCTCATTATTTTAATGCTTTTAGTTGATTAATCAATTCAGAAGTAGTTAGAATGAGATTATTATTTGTTATGTGTTTATCACCCGGCTTCGTATCTTTTTCTAAATCTTTTTGTGTTGTATGTAATTCAGTGAATTCTCGAATACTCTCAGATAAATTTTTCATCAATACAGCTAAACTTTCATACACTCTAGGATGCTCAGATGCAGAGGCAAGGCTTGCCAAGTTTTCAAATGCTTCTTTCCCAGTGTCGATTATTTCTTTTAGATTGAGCCGAGCATAAGCAAAATCTTTCTGAATTAATTATTCTTTGCCAGTTTCTACTAATTGTGCTTCTATTGGTTTCTCAACTTCGCACACTTCTTCTATAACAGATGGCAAAATTACTACTTCTTGTATAGTATCATCTTGGCAGGCTCCACTTTCTAGAATTGTTTTCAATTCATCGTCTAATTCATTCTTAATTATATCTTTGTTCAAATCATCCATGCGACCACCTATTTTATATATCTTCATCTAACCTAGTGTGTGGGTTCCTCTTTTTCCCATCATTAAAAGATTCCCAAACTTCATTAAATCCAAAATCATCTTCTGGACCGGCCGTTGAAGGCTCTGGAGTTACAGTCAAACGAACATGGCGCGGAGTATTTGCAACATCTTGATCTGTAATTGTATCTTCTGATGAACCGCCGGTCAAATGAGTATCAACAATAACTTTCTTAATAACACCAATTTCTTTAACTGGACCATAAAGATATGCGTGCATTACAAAAGAAAGAGTCCACATAATAGTTCTTTTTGTTTGAAAATCTGTTGTATCATAGTTATCTTCAACAATAACAGAATTTAAAACAACTGGAATAGATTGATGTATACCCAATTCAGGAATAACATTTACTTCTTGACAAAACTCTGGAGCAAAAAATGGCAAAATCTGCTCAATTATTTGCGTGCCATCTTCTGCGAGGTCAACTAAAATATATAAATTAAAATTTAAATCATAGGGCACTGCTGTGTATTGCTGATTTTTAATTGTTTTGTCACCTGTTTTTATTTTAGAATTATATAGTATAGAAGGTAATTTTCTATCACCATTATATGTAAGAGATTCTAATTGAAAACCGATTCTCGGCAAAACGACAGAAACATTTTCATCTTCTAATAGTGGGTTTTGTAATGCACGAAGATAAAATTTTTCTTTCGGTCCATATGCAAGTGGAACTCTAAGCCTATTGATTTCAACATCATTTGTATCATAACGAACTACATCTAATTCATTAAATAAATGTCCAAAGAAAATTACGTATTTCTTAATTAAACTATGTCTATATGGCAAATGATCAAGCATATTAGGAACCGAATGGATTTTTCTCATCCCAATTTAAAAGTGGATTTCCTTGATCGACATCAAATTCTTGATTATTAGTATTTAATCTGTCGGGCAATTTATTATCTTCAACTGTTGTTATAGACCATATAGCACCAGATGAATCACCTGTTACATTTTGTGTTGGATCAAATGCTCCAACTATATCTTTTATTCTCAATTCTTTTGTAGTTGGATTCCAAGATAACACAAGTGCCTTTGCAGTAGCGGCGCCCAATGAAGTACCTTGATATACAGGCTCTCCAACTTGAAAATTTCCAGTTCCAGAATTCAAATTTAATGGCATTGAAGCTGCAAAAAGATTTTCAAATTTATCTAGTTCAGGTTTTCCTGTGCGGATCTTTTGATTGCTATAGTTAAATAAATCTAAATCAATATCCCAAGTTTGAAGTTTTCCAAGTTGATGCATGATCGCTTCGTGTTCAACATAAGTAATTACATATAAAGAATCTGTTAAGGGCGGCTTTGGAAGATATATAAGGTCTCCTTCCTTAGGTCGAAATAGCCCAGTTTCCATTCTAAACCTTTTCATTGAAACTGTTAGCTTGCCTTGATCCTGAATTTGTAATCCAAACTTAGAAAGAAAATCGCCTTGGCCGTCCCAATTCATAACATTTTTAAAATACATTTCTATCTCGATAGCACTATCAAAAATTGCTCCTGGGTCTTCACCATAAATTTTATCTGGATTTGCGTTGCGCGGAAGATAAAATACATTTACACCACAAATTTGGATTGCCTCAATTATAAGGTCTTCTATCAAAGTTTGATCCGGGTTTGAGAAGTGCTGATTAAGATAAGGATTAATAGCCATATATTAACTTTTGAATTTGTTTTTCTGATAGAGATAAAAATTCAGTGGAAGAAATTTTATTAATTAATGTATAGCTTTTATATTGTTGGCCACGATTAAAACAACTTCTCATTGTATTATAATTATATCCTTTTTGTTCACAAAAATTTCTTAATAATTTAATTATAACAATTTTCTTTTTAGGATTTTGAAGAATCCAAAAATTACGACTTGAAAGGTTTTCTTTGTTTCTAATAGTTTTACTTTGTTTTTGTTTTGTTTTTTTCGAGGATTTGTTGCCTATATGCGCCAATGCATTTTTTCTATTAGATTTTTTTGTGTGGTGTTTATTAAAGAAATGATTTTTTACACCATCAAATAAATCATCGTATATGCCCATTTCCCATCTACGTTGCAATTCATTCGACCACCTTTCTTTTCTACCAGGTTTTTGCCAATTATTTTTGCTTATTCTAGACATTTTTTTGCGACTTTTTTTCGTATGTTTAAGTCCTGGAGTTCCTTCTCCTCCCCAAGTTAAATTATAGCCATGTTGAGTATAATGGGATTGATTTTTTTCTATAAAATATTCTTCCATTACAGAAATTGTATGTTGATAATCTTTGGATTGATATAAAATATCTAACCGAAAATTTTTAATACCATATTTTCGTATAGCTCTATGTATTAATAAATTACTATTAGAGTTGGCCAAATTGCAATGTTCTTGTAATCTTTTCGTTGGTTGTTTCGATGTAAATCCTGTATAAGATTTTATATTCTTAAGATTAGTTAGTTTGTAAATTGTACATATCATAATAATATTAGCCAATCATAAATCCTAAAGGTGAAGACCACATTTTCTTCATTTTTTCTTCAAGAGCATCTTTTTCGGTTTTAGCATCATCAAGCATTTTTGCCGCATCCAATACAACACCTCCTAAAAGGGAAATATTAGAAAACTTTCCTAAATTTTGCGCCCACTGTAATTTGAAAAGAGCGTGTGTATATTCTTTTAGAAAAATGTTATTCCAAAAGTGTGGATATTGTGTTGGATCTATAACTCTATAACACTCTACAATTAAATAATCTCCGGGCTGAACTGCTTTTTGCCAATTAAAATCAATATATAATTTACCAGAATGTCGATTATATCTAATAGGTTTTTGACCAATCAACATTTGTTGAATCAAGTTAATATATTCTTTTGTCAATTCATATGTAACCAAGTCAGCAGACTTAAAATTATATAATACATCAAATAATAAATAATATTGACCATCAAACAAAAAATAAGCAGACGAATTCATTTGAATCGGGAAAATTCTTGAAATACTTAAAACACTATTTGGAATATCTAAATATCTTTTTTCAAAATCACCTAACACAAGAGAATCATCGTTAAGATCAATTGTTGCAATTGTACCAGAAGTAGATTGTACATCTTCTCCTAATATAAATTGGGCAAAATCACTAGATACTGTTGCTGTAGCATTTGTAGTTAAATAAAATTGAATGTGGGTGGCATCTATTTGTTTCCAAATTGTAGCTCTTGTTCCACTATCCATTCCTATAATAGTTTCACCAGATTTAAATGTGTTGACAGGAAATGCTAAGGTTAATTCCATTACTGATGGTTGCATTTGATGTTTCAAATATGTTAGTTCTGAACCGTCAAAATGCCATTCTTGAACAAAATTAATGGAATCGTCAATACGATCTTCCAATTGAGCATCATCAACATTGATGGAAATAGTTGGAAATCCTAATTTTCTTACCACCCATTCTTTCAATTCTTGACGAGAATTAATTTGTCCCATATAATTATCTCTCTATTCTAAAAACTTTCCAACCATTTTTCATGGTATAATCTAGGTTTTTTGTTCTATAATAAGCATTTTGTGAAGCTGCGGGATATAAAACTCCATTTTTTTGACACAATTCTTTTAAATTGTCTGTTATTATTTCCGTATTATTTTTAGAATCAATTATTTGGAACTTTTTCTTACGAGCAATTTTACTTGCTTCTATACATTTCTCCCAATTTCCATTTTCTTTATTTTTTTGGCCTTGAATTTTACA